TTTCTTTGTGACAGCAAGGTTCTTTGCAGCTTTCGCATCCGCATCACTTAACTTTGACCACGCTGAACCGTTCCAACGCATTGTTTCTTCGGTTTTTGAGTTGTACCATAAGTCGCCAGTATGCTTTGCTTTCAGTTCAGCTGTTGTCCATGAAGCTGCCGGATCAGCAGATTGATTGTATGTCTCAATCTTGCCATCAATCTGATTCTGCAAGTCCTTATTGACTGTTTCCAGCTCTTTCTGTACCTCATTGGCTCTTGTATCGTCCGTGTACTTTGATGCCTTTTCCCAGTCTGATGCCGAGAAAGAAGCCGATTCACTTCTTGCAACACAGCAACGCATGATGTCACCATCATCACCCTGTACCCAAAGGTCACCTATGTCGTAAGGTGGCTGTGGAGTCACTACAAAGA